AACTTAACAATCACTATTCAACCTGGTGTTTCTTTCACAGTTGTCTCGAGCAACGGGGCGGATAACTCTGCATTCAATTATCAAGTCCTCCCGGGCACCGATGACAATAGCTTCCTGCCTTTGAAGTTGCTTTATGCAACCCAAGTCCCAGGAAACACATTTGACCCAATCACAGGTGCTGGAATTTTGAATGGCAACATCTCTGTAATCTTAAATAACAGCGCTTATCGCGTTGGCACACAAGGAGTTTAATCACTATGGCAACAACTACTTCAGATATTGCCGCCCTCTTGCGTCCAGGCTTAGCGGCGGTTATTGGCGACTACAACACTTATGAAGACGAATGGAAATCGATTTATTCGCACCATGTGTCAGATAAGCAAGTTGAATACGAAGTCGAAATGAAACTTTTGAGCATTGCTCAAATGAAACAAGAAGGCGGTTCAGTCTCTTATGACAAGATGGCGCAACGCTTCATTACTTCGTACCTACACCAATACTTCGGTATCGGCTTTATCTTAACAAGACAAGCTTTGCTAGATAACTTGTACAAGGACAGATTCCCAATGGCTGTAACGTCATTGAAAGACTCTCTGCGCCAAGTTAAGAACATCCAAGCAGCGAACCTGTTTAACAACGGTTTCAACCCTGGAGCTCCAATCGGTGACGGTCAGCCTCTATACTCTGTCAACCATCCTATCGATGGCGGTATTGTATCGAATACTTTCGTTGTCCCCGCGCAGCTTAATGAAACATCTCTCGAAGATGCGATCACAAACATTAGCTTATTCAGAAACGCAGCTGGTTTGTTGGTTAAGAATACCCCGAAGCGCTTAATCGTTCCGCCTTCATTGCAGTTTACTGCAAGCAGGTTGCTGAACTCTAAGTATCGCGTAGGAACAGCTAACAACGATATCAATGCAATCTACCATGACAATTATATCTCTCAAGGATACATGGTAAATCACTTCTTAACATCTCCAACAGCTTGGTTCATCCAAACTGATAACTCGAATGGATTTAAATACTATGAACGCGAACCCTTAGACATCGACATTTTCACTGACATTGACACAGATAACCTAAAAGTTCGGGCAATCGAGCGTTACTCATTCGGTAACAGCGACTTCCGTTCAACTTTCGGTTCTCAAGGTGCATAAGTCTAAATAATTTAAGGAGTATCCCTCAATGGCAGTTAATTATATCCCAAACCCATCACAAGGGTCACAGTTTTCAGACGGTGTCCGTGTAGGACCAGGGTTCCAAGCGCAATATACAACTGGCATCGGGGGTACTCCTCCCGTCCTTTTAGAGACAGCCTCTCTGAATAAAGCCCCAGGTACACAACTCGCGTCATGGGCAGTCTATGACATCGCCCCAGCTGCTTCTGCTGTCAATAACTTATCACTAGCGGCCACAACCGTAGGTGCTGGCTATCTGACATTAGCTCCAGCTGCAGGCGTCACAAGAGTATCTAAGTTCGGCCTTACTAACGTTTTGGAACTAGACGTTCCTCGCGCTGTGTCTTTGACTCAAGCGGCGGCCGGTAACGTTGGTCAACTAACTGTAACAGGTTATGACCAATACGGCATTCGCATGCAAGAGTTAATCACGAGCATTGTGGATGAGACGGTAGACGGCGTGAAAGCATTTAAGTGGATTACAGCCCTTTATTTCTCAGCGGCATCCGGTACAAACATCTCTGTAGGAACAGCGAACGTGTTCGGTCTGCCTTGGAGGGTTGATAACTCCAATTACATTAATTATGCATTTGAAGGAATCCCAGAGGTACCTTTCGACACAATTACAGGGAATGCAACATTTGTTGATGCAGCAACCCCACAAGTTATAACGGGCATCCCGTACATGGACGCGGATACAGCTATTATTTGGTCAGTCATTACGCCTAACGGGCCAGATGAAGTAACAATTACTCGTCAAAATGGTGTAGGTTTTACATTCACGACAATCGATGGTGACACGTCAGTAGTTTCATGGGCGGTTTTCCCTAGCCCAGCTGCAATCGAAGGACAAGGCTCAGTAGTCTTCACCCCTGCTTATAACGTAGTGGGAGCAGATCCTTTCCCACCTTCCGCTTCCACCTTAACGACTCCTGACGTTAGAGGGACATTAGCAGTCCAAAGTATAGACCCCGATGGGATCTTAAGATTAAGTGCCTTCGCTTACGTTTTGGGTTCCAACCCACTACCAGACACAACAATTCGTAATCTGGATATGTATAGTAACGCCTCTATTCCTAATGAGCTTACCCTAAATGGTTATGCCCAGTTCTGGAGTAGCGTTAACTCGGGAAGCTAATATATGGCAAGGTTAATCACTCAAGTATGGCCTGCTGCCTCGGTTGATGAATATGCCGCGCTTCAAGATGTCCTGGCTGGTGCTAGCGTTAAGCTAAAAGGCACCAACAGGGGTCTGTTGCCTGGCATTGATTACGGGGCAAGGACAGTTAGTATAACGAGTGCTAACGACTTAAGTGCTGTTAACTTTACAATACGTGGCTTTTTATTCAATATTCCCGTGGAAGAAATAATAGCAGGGCCAAACAACAACACTGTTTATACGACGGGTGCCAATTCACAATTTACATCCATCACAGCGATTACAGTCGATGCGGATGCAAATGAGTTTTCAGTGGGAACGGGGACGTCAGGAGTTTTGAATCCTATGACTCTAAATCCCCATGTAAGTAGTTTTGGTGTCTCTATAGATGTTATTGTGGATAATAATATTGAATATTCACTCTTGCAATCTTTGGAAAAAGTGAACCTCATTACTCCCGAAGGGAACCGACTTAACCAAGAGAGTGTCACGGAGAGTTCGTTCCCGATCCCAGGGGCACTCGTTCCATCAACAGCACGTCAATATGCAGAAATTTTCGGCCCCGTGCAGACAATCTTATGTCTAATAAATGAGAATACGACTGACGGTGACCTTAAGATTCATATCCTCCAACAGGGGATTGCATAATGCACAATAGAGACGATCATGACCACATCATGCAAGACTTTCGCTACAGCCATACACCAGGTTTGTGTCTTCCCCAACACAAAGCAAGTGGCGGTGGAATGTGGATTCAGGATGCTATCAAGAATCCTGGAGCTCTTCACAAGTCATTAGGCGTTCCTAAGGCTAGTAAGATACCTCAAGCGAAGCTTGCAAAAACATCTCACAGCAAAAACCCACTTTTAAAAAAAAGAGCAACACTTGCGATAACACTTAAGAAGTTCGGCAAGAACCGAGGGGGATAATATGGCCACAAGTGGATCATATGACTTCGGGGACATCCAAGCAGACGATATTATCAGGGAAGCTTATGAGCGGTGCGGCATTGTTTCGGACCTTCTAGACGGGCTTAAAATTCAATCAGCTCTTAGCTCACTCAACTTCATGCTCACTCAATGGGTTAATCGTGGACTAAACCTCTGGACAATCGAAAAAGATATGATCCAGATCAATGCAGGGCAGTCTACATATTCTCTTCCGCCGGCTACAGTTGACATCCTAGAACTTACAGCAGCCCAGATAACGCGTCTCAATGCGTCGGGGACAGCTACTTCAAGTACGGGCACAGCTAACAACGCTTTCGATGGGAACCCCGCTACAGCGTGCACACAGACAGCCGCTGATGGGTGGATAGAATGGAATTATGGACCTACAGACTTTCAGAATATTCAGTATGTCGGCATTCAATCAAATGAAACGACACGTTACACAATATCTATAGAATATTCCTATGACGGCATTATCTTTATAGATGCATATCCAAATCCAGATAATGTCTTATATCCATTAGGTCAGCAGATATGGTATGTCCTTCCTGCCCCTGTAAATGCCCCTATATGGCGCATAAAAGAGACCAATGGTGGCACATTAAACATACAAGAAGTTTATTTCTGTATTCCTAATGTATCGCGTCTCATGACCCGCATATCACGAGAAGAATACATAGCCATTGCAAATAAGAGTCGGCAAGCGACAGCAAGTAGTTATTACATAGATAGGACAAAGAACCCCGTCCTTAACCTATGGCCAACTCCCGATACCACATACCCATACATGATCTACAACAGAGCACGTCAGGTTCAAGACATAGGGACGCTCCTAAACAACGTTGATGCCCCTCAAAGGTTCTATGAGGCTATTGTTGCAGGGTTAGCCTCTCGCTTAGCAGTAAAATTCGCAATGGATAGATACCCGATTCTAGCTGATTTAGCAGAGAAGAGTTATATGCAGGCGGCTCAGCAGGACGTAGAAAAAGTGCCTATGAGAATCCAGCCTAATTACATAAGCTATACTTAACTATATATTACTTTTATTGTAAAAATATCATATACTTAATCTATGTATTGTAGTGGATTAAAGTATAGATGCTCCGTCATAAAGGCAAATACACAAAGATTGATAGAAACAACCCCCTCGCCGTCGCTCGTTGCGACTATAGCGGATTGCTCTGTCGTCATGCCGATTTGATAAAGCAAATGGAATACAAAGGGACAGCACTCGTATGGACAGGGTTTTGGGTCAATAAAGTATTCGCAGACAAGCCAAACCCTCAAAATCTAGTCCCAGTCCTATTGCCAGATCCATACCCAATCTACAGCCCGCGGCCCGATGACTCTAAAAATCCACCAAATTCATAAGGAATTAAAAGAATGGCTCTTCCTGAAACCTCAGCATACGTCGTATCTCAAAGAAGCAATGATGACCCCGTAAACTCCCGCGTCATACAAGGGCAACGAGGCATTGTTATTTCAGACAGCGGCCCAGGTGGATCTATTCTAGTAGAGCCGACCCAAATGATCGGATCTATCGAAGATATTCTAACCGTAGGGTTCCTCATTAGAGAAGAAGGGGATGTGGCCGATACACGCATTTTAACAACTGACGGCTCTATCAATATCACCAATGCTGACGGTGCGAACGGAAATCCAATCCTATCGGTTGCCGCTGGCGGGACAGTGCAGAAAGTGAATGTAGCCGTTAACGGGACCACTATCGGCAATAGATCGACTTTAAATTTTATCCCCAATGGTGGAATTGGAATCACTGCAACTGATAATGGCGGATCGAATTCAATTGATATCGCTCTGTCAGCCTCAGGTGGTGGTGGCGGCGGTAGCGGAACAGTCACCTCTGTAGGCATTACAAATCTCGGCGGCGGTTTAACAATCACGAACTCTCCCATTACAACAAGTGGGGACATCAACATTGAGATAGATAACCCGGGCGGTGGGGCCCCCTCCGATGCTGAATACATTATTGGAACAGCAGATGCAGGACTACCCAATGCTCAAGCTCTAGGGCCCCTATCTACTATTGAATACTCGGGCAGCATACTCATTAACAACACGAATGGCACAACAGGGACACTTGGATATGTCCCATTTGTAGATGGGTCTTCGGACAAACCATTCATTTTGGGCAACAATATTATGCTCCCATACTTCACACCAGCTTAAGGATAAAAATCATGGCACCTGCACCAAATTTTGCTATCGGCAATAATATTCTTACCGCGAGTCCGGGACCTTTAGGATCCATAGGGATAGGATTTAATATTATGACATCCCTGGCAACCGGGGTCGAAAATATCGGGATTGGGATAAACTCACTCACAACGAACGAATATGGCTCTTATAATATTGCGATTGGGAATGGAGTCCTTAATAGCAACACAACAGGCGCTGCCAACACAGCGGTTGGAAATTCAGCCCTTAACTCGAACTCCACTGGGGCAGAGAATACCGCGATTGGGTATAGTTCGCTTTCATCCAGCGGCAGTGGGTATAAAAATGTAGCGATCGGCTATAATTCTCTAAAATTTGCTTACACCACTATAGAATGTACGGCGGTAGGTGCCGACTCATTAATACAAATGGAGGGAGAGGGGAATACGGCTATTGGGTCGTTTAGTGGTTCCGGCACACAGTCTAACTACTGTACATTTTTGGGGGCATCTACTCTCGCTTCTTCTGGAGTTGAAAACTCTGTTGCTATCGGACACTCCTGCATAGTAACGACGAATAACTCAGTTGTTCTGGGTAATAGCGGCTCTCAAAGTTCTTTCGTCGGGATAGGGACATCCTCTCCAGAATACGCCCTCCATATTGGCTCAGATAGTGGCCTAGATCCTGAAATCTTCATGAACCCAACTGGTGGCACTACGCCACCGCCTGGGACAGGGATTGTATTAAGTGCTTTTGAAAATTCATTGAATGTGTCTAGCCCATCGGCAGGGCGCTCAGGAAGGGCTGTAACAGCTAGAACCGGGGGGGCAGATGACACCTGTGGCAGGGCCACCCTTAACGGAACCGTTAACGTTGTCATCAGCACAACAGCCGTTAGAACAGATTCTATAATCTTATTAACCCCGATCCTTACAGGGACGCTGGGCGGCATAATAATCGTCGACAGCATTAATGACGGTGTTTCATTCAGCGTTCATAGCAGTCAAGTCGCAGATGACACAGATTTCTTCTGGCTGATCGTTAATCCGACACAATTAATATAATAAAAGGAAAAAGATAATGAACCCAGCTGATTTTGCCATCGGATATAACTGCCTCTTAAACTCAACGGGTTTGAACTCAAATGTAGCCATCGGATTCGACATAATGACCTCAGTAGCGCCTGGGGCATCTAATGTAGCAGTAGGAAGAAGCATCCTTCTCGAAAACGAGGGGAGCGGAAACGTAGCCCTAGGGATTGAGGTATTGAACTCAAATACTACTGGCGCCGATAATATCGGCATAGGGAACATAGCACTATTCTCAAATATCTCCGGCAGCCGAAACGTAGCAATTGGCGCTCAAAGTTCCGTAGCAAGCATATCAAACAGTGATAATGTGGGGGTGGGCACTGGCTCACTTCTTAACATGAGGGGAGACCAAAATATAGGAGTTGGCACGAGTGCATTGCACGGGTCAGCGGTACAGGAGGATAACACAGGGTCGAATAACGTGGCTGTAGGGCATGAAGCTCTACTTAGCAACGCCGCAGGAAGTTCCAATATTGGCATAGGGGACATAGCACTATTCTCAAATATCTCCGGCAACCGAAACGTAGCAATTGGCGTTCAAAGTTCCGTAGCAAGCATATCAAACAGTGATAATGTGGGGGTGGGCGGTGAATCACTTCTTAACATGAGGGGAGACCAAAATATAGGAGTTGGCACGCGTGCATTGCGCGGGTCAGCGGTACAGGAGGATAACACAGGGTCGAATAACGTGGCTGTAGGGCATGAAGCTCTACTTAGCAACGCCGCAGGAAGTTCCAACATAGCGGTCGGGCCTTCATCTCTACTTAACAACACAACGGGCGATTTCAACGTAGCGGTCGGGTCTTCATCTCTAAATAGCAACACGATAGGCAGTAATAACGTAGCGGTTGGGAGACAGTCTCTACAGTACAATACAGAGGGCAATGCCAACATAGCGGTTGGGACACAATCTCTACAGAGCAACACGACGGGCAGCTCCAACATAGCGGTTGGGTTTGTATCTCTATTTAGCAACACGACGGGCAGCTCCAACATAGCGGTTGGGTCTTCATCTCTTACTAGCAACACGACGGGCAGTACCAACTTAGCGGTCGGGCCTTCATCTCTATTTAACAACACGACGGGCAATTCCAACGTAGCGGTTGGAGGTTCATCTCTATTTAGCAACACGACGGGCGATTTCAATTCAGCTTTTGGGCCTTCATCTCTTACTAGCAACACGATAGGCAGTAATAACGTAGCGGTTGGAACTTTATCTCTATTTAGCAACACGATAGGCAGTAATAACATAGCGGTTGGGAGACAGTCTCTACAGTACAATACAGAGGGCGATTTCAACTTAGCGGTCGGGCCTTCATCTCTAAGTAGCAACACGACGGGCGGTAATAACATAGCGGTTGGGTCTTCATCTCTTACTAGCAACACGACGGGAACGGATAATGTGGCTTTGGGGCTGAATAGTTTAAACGGGAATGTTACCGCGAACGAAAGCGTGGCGATCGGTAATAATGCCCTACTAGCATCAGATACAATGAATAATACCGCAGTGGGCACGCGCGCCTTAAACACTCTTACGAGTGGTAGTAGTAACGTCGCTTTGGGGTGGGAGGCTGGTGCAACGGCAACAAACCTCCAGGGCTGCACATTATTGGGCCCTCAAACCTCTGCTACTAACGGTATAAACAATTCCGTTGCCATTGGGGCCAGCGCTTTTGTAAATACCTCTAATTCTATTTCTTTAGGGGTAGGGTCGGCGGGAGTGAGCAGCTTTGTCGGGATAGGTAACCCATCTCCTGCTTATGCCTTGGATATAGGGACATTTAACTCTCTTCCTCCTGAAATCAAGTTGCAAAATGACGCTACCACGCCTGCAGCACCTGTATCAGGAACAATAATAAGAACTGTAAGCAACGCTCTCCGTGTAGAAAGCGGTTCTCTTTCTAGAACCGGTATAGTCGTTACAGCGAATAACACTGGAGCAGCTCAAACCTGTGGTAGGGCTACTCTTGCTTCTGGGAATGTCACAGTCGCATCAACAGCTGTCACGGCTAACTCTATAATCGTAGCTACAAAACACTTCCCATCGAGTGACAATGATGGTGTTTTAAGGATCAGTGCTATCGTCCCCGGCGTCTCGTTTACGCTTACTTCTCACAAAGGAGGAGACACGTCTACAGTCAGCTGGATAATGGTGAACCCATAATGGCATTAGAGAAAAACAAAACAGGCAGTTATACCCAAGTAGGACCAGGAACTGAGCTATTTACTATAGATCTTGGCGTCGATGTAGTCGCAGTTATCAAGTACTTCTATTTCTCGATCGACGCAGGTCTAAACACGGCTATTGTCCGTATCACTGCCGATGCTATCCCTACGTTAGGTGGGGCAGGAAGATTCTATGCCTCAAATGGGAATGTCTCTTCTGCTGTCGTTGTGGATAATGATAGACAGGTTATCATTAGCGTAGATGCTGCAGACGCCCATGCACGGTACATAAATGTTTCTCTCCTGCAACCTGCTGGACAAGTATTCTCATATGCGATGAGCTATATAGAGATTCCACAAGTAGTACCGTCACCTTCTGCTAGTTTTTCAAACGATATCACTCAGTTCCAGAACGTACAGAATGCGCAGATATTCATTGCCCCTGCCAACGTTGCGACACTCATAAAGTCTATATATGTAACGAGAACGACCGGGACCCCAGTGGCTCATAAACTTTTTCTTAATACAGAACAATATTCTGATTTTGAGACACCAATAGCATCAGGGACAGTAGGATTTAATATGCCTATATATCTATCCCCTGGAGATGGTCTTTTTATAGCGACAGATGTTTTAAATGCCTCGGATAACATTGTGTACGTCTCTTACACGACGAATACGTAAGGAGATGTATGGCATTCGAACTTACATATCAAACTCTTTATGATACAATTTTATCGTATTTAGAGCGGGATGACTTAGACGTTAAAGATAATATTCCCGTCTTTATCATGCTCGGCCAAAGACGCATTTCCAAGGATTCTAAGACACTTGGCCTTGAGGTCTATATGACTGGCAACTTTACCCCCGGGAATGGTGTTCTTATAAAACCCGCCCGATGGAGGAGTACGATTACTTTCAACGTAGGGAGTAATGGCCCTGGATTTAACACCAGGAATCAATTGCTTCTTCGTAGTTATGAGTTCTGCCGCGAATATTGGCCTGATGACACAGAGACAGGATTTCCTAAGTATTTTTCTGATTACGGGTACAACAACTGGTTAATTGTTCCTACGCCCGATATAGCCTACCCATTTGAGGTGGCTTATTCAGAGCAATCACAGCCATTGGATCTAACCAATCAGACAAACTGGCTTACAGAGAACGCACCTGAATTGCTTATTTATGCTTCTCTTTTGGAAGCGATGATCTTTGTTAAAGACGATGAGCGTGTTCAAACTTACAAACAGTTCTATCTCGAAGCGCTTATCGGTCTTAACGCTGAAGATAAGGGCCGTATCACCGATCGTTATTCGAAAAGGACAAAAGATT